GTTAAACCGATTGTCGGCCCGAGTGGATCTTCGCTTGTAGCTTACGACTGGAAATGGACTTGGGAGCCAAGCGAGGAGCGCAAGGTTAGCGATTGGAGCATGTCGGAGAAGAACGAGAGAACTGGCCGCGACATTGTTCACCACTTTCAAGTTAGAACACCGGACGGCCTGAAAGTAATGAGCGTAGAATCTGCTATTAAGGAGCTTGGCCTAGTTGGTGAAGCCGTCAGCAAAGTAAGAAACTTGGCATCGGCTCATATCAAGCTCGCTCAGGCCAAGCAAAAACTGCAGCAACTAAAGGAAAGTAAGGCGTCTGACTATTCAATTGGCTGGGCGCAAGGCGATGTCGATCGACTCGAAAAGCACGCCAAGATACTTGAATCAGAAGCGGCCAAACGCGCTAGCGGTAAAAATCCCGTTGACGAATATCGAGACTTACTTCGCAATACTCACGAAGCCGCCGCGAAACTCAATGGGAAGAAAAACGACTCATGGGGAATTGTCGGCGAAACTGTAAAGCAACTGCGAAAGCAGGGCCAGTACTCGGATTCGCAAATCGAATCGATCAGACGCGATGGGCTGAGAATAATTTCCGCACTGAACAAAGCTGGCGGATTGACCATGTTCGGAGAAAAGCAGTCGAGCGGGCCGCACGCGGACGAATGGACGTTTAGAAACTGGGCGAAAGCTAAAGACGAAACAGTCAAGGCGTCCAGTGATATTCAAATGCGAAACTGGTTCGCCAAGCACGGCGAAAAGGCCAAGCAAGCTGTTGAGGATGCGGAGGCATGGCTAGAGAAGTACGGCTCGACTAAAGACAAGTACTCAACCGCCTTCAATCCGACGCTCCACCCAAGAGACAATGGCGGGCGATTCTCTGCCGTTGGCGACTCTTTCAAAACCGCTGCGTATGGGCTGAAAGATCCTATGCACGTTAAGATTGATGGCATCGATAACAACCTCGCAAAAGTCTCAAACGGCTTCATGTCTGCGAGTGTTCCCGTTGATTCGCTAGAGCAATTAAAGTCTGACACTACCGGCGATTACCCGTAATGACAATGGACGGCTTCAAAAAGTGGCTGAAGTCCGAAGAAAGCTGCAAACCGGCAGCGGCTTGCTGAAATGATATTCCCTTGAAATCCAAATCGTCGCACAATCCAAACTTCAGGAGTTAAAAAGCCATGTCATTTGACGCACAAGCCAGAACAGAAGTACCGTTTAATCAAGGATCAATCTCTTGGTCGAGAAACTTTAGCGGTGACACCCAAGTAGCCCTCGATACGCAAATCGCAGCAGCTACAACCAACCAATTATTTACGCTCGCGATCGACGTTTCGCAAGTAAAACTACTGGTCATGCACTCCGACGTCGCAATGACGATTAAGACCAACAGCAGCGGCTCGCCTGCTAACACGGTCAATTTGATTGCAGGTCTAGCTTACGAGTACGGCGAGGGCGGTTATTCAACGCTCATTCTGACTACGGACGTTACCGCGATCTACGTCACGAGTACTCTTGCGGGTCGCTTGCGAATCCTCGCGATTCTCGATCTGTAAAATTATTTCTCGATATGCTATTGCGTGAAAAACAGTTATGTCGCAAAACTTAGCCAATCAACAACGCTCTGTGCCTGCTCAGGTGGACTCAACACCACTTGAGCAGGCCGTCGCGAAGCTTTCCGAGTTATATCGGCAAGCCATGCGAGAGCCAAACTTCTACGGGTCAATCAAGCTTGAACTAGTGTTCCAAGGTGGAAAACCTGGAATGCTCAAAGCCAGCCCCGAACAGTTAATCAAGTTGAACTAAGTACGATTTTCAAAAGTCGCATCTCACAACCGAAAAACGGACTGAGGCGAGTAGTCAAATACTCTCATTCAATCCGTTGTCATGGTTGCATCCGCTCAAAGCACTATCAAACCGAATCGCGACGAAAGCTATCGCGATTTCGTTGTTCGTGCGCATTCTGCGTTGATGCCCTCTGTACCGTCCTACGAAGCTCGCAACAAAGCTGTTTGGGATTCTTGGGATAAGTCGAACGGCAACGCTGTTCGCGAGCAAGCTATGCAGTACCACGCAAAGGACTGCGAGCGATTCGTTCCCGATGTCTGCTACTTCATGGAGCACGAAACGATTGGGTCCGATGGGCTTCCAGTCAAGTACGGCTTTAGCGAGCTGGCTGACATTTGCGACGAAATGAACGGACGTTGTGATACTCACAACTATTCAGCCATCGCCGATCGTCACACTCTCCGCGGATTGGTGCCCGACGACTATCAGCCAACTGTTGTTGGGTATACCGGGGCGGCTCGCCTTGGAATGGTCGGCAATCAAAATCCAAAGTGGGCCGTGTTCATGGATGAGCATCACTTGTCCAGCGGTGTGAAAACTCTTGACCGCAAACATCGCCGAAGCGTTGAAGTCAATCGATTCCGTGACGGCCGCAAGCCCTACTTTGACCCAATCGCGGCACTTGGCGCAGATAGCCCGCGCCTGCCTCTGCCAGTTGCGAAGTATTCAGTACAGCACGGTGATCGGATTGTAGATCAATACGAGTCGCCTTGCATGGTCAGTGCTGGCGGCACTTACATTCCCTCAATGGGAGACTCGAAAAAACGAGTCGACCAGTATGAGGATCAAACTGCAAACCAACCTGGGGACGACACTGGCATGAATATTTCACCAGAAGACGCAAACGCTATTGTCCAAGCCTTGATGCAAACCCCCGAGTTTCAGTTTGTACGGCAATTGATGCAATCGCAGGGCGGTCCTGCTCCTGCTCAGCAACAGCCAGAACCATCTCAGCAGCCACAAGCAGGCCCCGCGCCTTCGCCTGTGGACGCTCAACCATCACCGCCAAGCCAAGAACCCATTGGAGGTCCGTCAATGTCCGGTCAACCATCTCAGACAAGTCAGCACCAGCCACAGCCACAGCCTTACCGCTACAGCGGCAACGATGACGCGAATCGGGTTACCGATCAGTACGCTCAACTGTTGGAAGAGAATCAGCAGTTGCGTGACCAGTACCAACAACTGATGACCAATAACAAGCAGCTTATCGAAGAGTTTGCCGGTCAGCGACAAGCCATTATGCAGCTTGAAGCCCGCGCCGTTGATGGCGAGCGAGCCCAGCGATTGAACGATCTCTATCAGCAATATCCGCACTTCGTTGTGCTCGACGAAGAAAAAGACAAGTGCCTCTATTCACTCGGTTCTGAAATGGACAACGAGCAGTTTGAGCAGCATGTCGCTTCGCTTGAGAAGTACGCCCAACGATCAGTACCGGGGAATCGAATGGTTCCAGGTGGCGACCTTCGCGATTCGTATTCGAGCAGTGAAGCTGGCGACCTGAAAAAGCAAATCGTTGACCGATACACGGCCTACGCGGATCGTGGCATCTTCAAGAAGGCCGAAGAAATCACTGCCGAAATCGAAGCGGAACAACGCGGCCAGCGAGTCTAGTCCAGTAGCTCGCCTGTCGATCGTGTTTTAGTCAGAGCGTTGAACAAGTCAAAGAGTAATTTTTTCAAAGGGCATCCGAAATGCTTCCAGGCTTTGTAGCAGGCGGCGACATCAATCCAAGTCGCTTCGTCGTATTGTCGGCACAATCAACTGTCACTCAGGCAGGCGCTGGGGCTGTCGCTATCGGCGTGTCCCAAGAAGGTTCCCGCGAGGCTCCTATCGATGGAGCAAGCCCGCTTGCTGCAAAGGCAGGTGACCCAATTCGCGTCTATGGCGACACCGAAACTTGCATCATCGAAGCGGGCGCGGCCGTGACCGTCAACGCTGAACTGAAGCCAGACTCGGTTGGCCGTGGTATCGCCGCTGTCGCTACTGACAAGTATTCGGCAATCGCTCTTGAACCCGCTGGCGCTGCTGGCGTGAAGATCCGTTGTTTGATTCGTACCGGCGTCAAGTAATCGCCTGTCCGATTCCGTCCATTTAGTCGTTCTAAAAATTCGAAATCATGTATCGCGATAACCAAATAGCGGAGTCGCAAAAACAACCCTTGGGAGGTTTTTGCAATGGCACCGCCGCTAGTTCAAGTTGGAAATAACAACACCTACATCGCAACCAACGATTCGCGGTTGGTGATTGAGTTTTCGCGTAACCCCAAAGACTTCGCCCTGCCCAACTATGTGCAGATCCGCGAGGTTCCTCGTCAACGGGGTGTGTATCTTCGAATTGACGCCCGCGAAGCTCGACGGCTGGTTGGTGGCAATCTGAACGACTTCGTTTGGCCAGACGGTCACCCTCGACCCAAGCCGCGAAACGCTGGGCAGGAATTTAATTTCCAGCCTTACCAAACGACTCGCCGAAACTTTGGCCAGCCTGTTGGCGACATCGCGAGCCAAGAAGCCGACTGGGATGTTCTGGACATCCAAGAATCAATCCAAGCTCAAAAGGCGATGACAGCTCGTACCAAGCTTGTGCACGACGCTCTGAGCGTTCAAGCAAACTGGGATGCTGCGAACTGGTCAAACGTCGCTTCCATTCCTGGCGCTGGATTGTGGGATGCTGCTTTGGGCACCAACCAGTACATCAAGAAATCGATTAACTACGGCGTCAATGTCGTGATGAAAGCGACTTCGGGCAAGGTGAAGCGATCTGATTTGGTTCTGGTAATCAATCCAGACCTAGCCAACATCATGTCGACCACTCAAGAAATCATCGACTTTATCAAGCAGTCGCCCGAAGCCAAATCGGTGCTAAGCGGTGAAGGCCGCTGGGCTCACTACGGCTTGCCAGAGTATCTGTACGGCGTGAAGTTGATGGTTGAAGACGCTGTTATCACAACCACAGCCAAGGGTGCTGCAACGCAGACTGACGATTACGTCATGCCTTACACCGCGGCATACCTACTCGCACGAGTTGGTGGAATCAGTGCACGCGGCGGCGGACCATCGTTCACCACTTGCACGTTGTTTGCCAAAGAGGAAATGACGATCGAGCGCGAGCACCAAAAGTATGACCGCTACCAAGACGTCGACGTAGTTGACGATGTCGGTGTAGGTCTAACCGCACCCGCTGCAGGCTTCGCTTTCCGCGCAGTTGCAAGCTAGTTCGTACAGGATGCGTAGCCACGCGGGGAGTAGGACGCTCCCCATTTCCGCTGACTGAGAATAGGGCTCGATTGTGACAGCTTACGCGACCGGCGACGAGATGATTCAACGCTATGACGTTGATCTCGTCGGCGACCTTGCGACAGATGAACGCGAGGAATTGGATCGCGCGGCTGTGCCAACTGCCCCAAACTTGTTAGCGGCACTGGCGGACGCATCAGGAGAGGTTGACGTAGCTCTTTTAGTTGGCGGGCAGTACTCGCCAAGTCAGCTTGAAGGGCTAACCGGCAACAGCAAAAACCACTTGATTCGTATCACTTGCGCTATAGCGATAACGCTGCTACTTGAGCGGCGGCCAAGCGAGCGATACGAGCGAATTGCGGAGTATTACCGCAAGATTGCAAAGGGGCATTTGGAGTCGCTGCGAAGCGGTCAAAACGTGTTCGGCTTAGACGCGAATATCGCGGCGGGTACTCAAGACGTCGCGACGATTTCAGCGGTTGAGGTCGACAACTTAAACGGCTTAACAGCCCGAATGCCTCGTTACTTCCCCCATGCTGATACCAGATTACCAAAGTACCCTTAGAGGGATAGCGACCAATGACACTTGCAAGCCCAGCCGATTACATTCAGGTTCCCGGTAAGGTCGATATTCTTTTTGCCGTTCCTGGTGCTTACACATCGCTATTTAAGCTCGGTGAGTCTGAGGACGGTATCGACGTTCGCAAGATTCCATTGATTGGCGGCGTGAAGGGCGATCGATACGGGGGCAACTCTGGCGGCGACATCGAGAATCAATTCTTTGGCGTCGAATGCGAGTTCCAATTGCAGATGAGCCGATGGGATCCGGTGCAGCTTGCGAAGCTTGAGGGTTTTGGCGGACTGCTTACTACTCCCGGTACTGTTCCGATTCAATCGATTGGCGCTCTACTTCAGCGAGATTTGTCCTATCGGTTCTTGCTGTACTGCTATCGGACTCCAGCGCTATCGCTCAACTTCCCGGCCTGTCAGTGGTCCGCGCCTCAAACGGTTGGACGAGGAACGAAGTACTCGCGATGCGGAATGCAGATCAAGGCAAGGCGAGCACCAGAAGGATATTGGCAAGGCGCGGCCGTGGGCGTGGTCTACGATTCAGACACAACGGGTATTCCAACTCCATCGTACACCTACCACTAAGCACTTGGTTCGTAGGGTTAGTAACTCACAAGCCCAGCTCGCGGATCCGCTGGCTGGGTTTTTTATTGGGCAGTTAAATGCAAATCTTTGTAATCGACTGGCAAGACGTACTTGTAGATTCGAGCGATTTGCCGACTTATCTAGCAGCTACCTATCAGCCGTTGCTTGTTAGCGGAACAAGCATTAAGACCATCAACGGTCAATCACTGCTTGGCGCTGGAAACATTGCGATCAGCGTTGACTTGAGCGGATACTTGCCAATTGCCGGTGGAACGATGGCTGGCAGTATCGACATGGACGGCTACAACATACTCAATGCCGATACTATTGCCGCTACTGTCATCGACAAAGGCGGATTTCCGGTAGCCACCGAAGCCTACGCCTCCAACGCCTCGAATCTCGCCAGCGGCACGGTCCCCTTTGCCCGACTTCCGGTAGGTACGACTTCGGTAACTGTCTGTGCTGGCAACGACTCTCGGCTATCCGATGCCAGAATACCGACCGCCCACAACCAAGCGTGGTCAACGATCACTAGCACGCCAACAACTTTGGCTGGCTACGGAATTTCTGACGCTATCACGGCGGCGGCAGTTGCCTCGGGCTATCAGCCGCTTGATAGCGACCTAACAGCACTTGCGGCATTGACCGGAACGAACACGATCTACTATCGATCCGCTGCAAATACTTGGTCAGCAGTTACGATCGGGGCAAATCTGACGTTCAGTGGCGGAACGCTTTCGGCAAGCGGTGGAGGTGGCGGAACGTGGGGCTCGATCACTGGAACGCTTGGCGATCAAACTGATTTGCAAAGTGCGTTGAACGCAAAGGCCAACAGTAGCCACACTCACGGTAATATCACAAACGCTGGTGCTATTGGTTCGACGAGTGGTTTGCCAGTTATCACGACGACGAGCGGTGTGCTGACTACTGGAACACTTACCGGAACAAGCACAGTACTGGTTGCGGCCACTAGCCCAACGCTCGTTACACCTAACATCGGGGCGGCTACGGGATCGAGCATCGCGATAAGTGGAAATGGGGCATTTGGCGGCAATCTTTCAATCGGCCCTACTGGGGCAGCGGTCAATACAGTCTTATCACTCAATCACGCTACAGGAACATCGGGCCTTTTAGCTGGTAAGGTTGGTGGATTTCAGTACATGGGGTTCGGTTTCAATGATGCCGCTGCTTACGGTGGCCTC